AGGCCCTCGGCGATGGCGTCGTACGCGCCGAGCGCGGCCTGATCCATGCCAACGCTCTCCAGCAGGCTCGCCTGAACCTCCTGGACGGAGTCGGCCAGGGACCGGATCTGGACGGCCAGCCCCCGCAAGGCTGCCACGTACTCGGCGTCGGTCTCCGGAGTCTCGATCAGGGCGGTGGCGTCGGCCCCGCCGACGGTGGGGTTACTCATGGAGCTTCCTTCCGTGGTGGTGGACGTGGTGCTCCGGTCCGGACCGGGCCGGTTGGTCTGTGGAGGAGTGGGCCAGCCGGTTCCGGTCCGCTCCCCGCCGTTCGGGCCGTACAGCCCGCCCGGCCCCACCGGGGCCCCGCCGGTGGCCGAGCCACCTGCCGAGCCCGGGGAGATCATGTGCCCGTCGTCACCGGCCTCGCCCCCGCCGCCGTAGGCGGGCACGCCGATCCCTGCACCGGCACCGCGGTTGCCTGGTCCGGCGATCCCTGAGGACGTGACCGAGATCGATCCACGCTTGACCTTGCGGCCGGCGACTGTGCCAGAGCTTGCGGTCACATACGGGCCCGAGAACACCGGGGATGCTCCGGCAGCTGCCGCCTGGTCCTTGTTCTGGACGGCCTGGGGACCCTTGACGATCCGGCCCGCTCTGGCCTTGACCCGCCCGGCCACGGTGGGCTTCGGGCCCGGCCGCCCCTGTGCCGGTGGCCGGGCCGGAGGGCGGACCCCCGAGACCCGGCCGGTCGACGTCGGGCGCGCCGGCCGGAACGGCTTGACCTGGCCGGGCAGGGTGAACCAGTCGCCCCCGCGCTGGGGGATGGGCGGCTTCCCACGACGGGCACGACCCTTGTTGATCTTCCGGACGAGGGCTCGCCCGGCCGCTCCGCCGACACGTGCCCGCAGGTGGTCAGTGTGGGTGGCGTGCCGGAAGCCGTGCCAGAAGCCGGTCCGGTTGCGACCCTTCCGTCTGCGACGGACGGGCCGGGGGCGCTTGCGACGCCGGACGGTGGTCATGAGGTGCGCTCTACCATCATGGTCATGCGGGTTTCCTCCACAGAATCCGCGGTAAGACCTACCAGCATACTACTCACACTAGGCAAGGGGGTAGCAGCATGTCCAATGATCACGGCGAGGACAGAGAGGGCCTACCCCCCGGCGACCACGAGTGCGAGAACTGCGGCGGGACCGGACGGGTGTCCGACCCGATGCTCCCCACGACCGGCCGCTACCGGTACCACCTGACCCGCGGCTGGCGGAAGGAGTGGCTGATTCGTCAGCTTGCTGCCGGCGACCTGTCGAAGGCGGAGCTGGCCCGCCTGCTCCAGTGCTCGCGCCAGGCAATGCGAGAGTTCGAACAGAGGTTCGATGCAGAGATTGCCAGCAAGCGGGCACACCTGGAGGCTGAATTCCACGGCCTGTGGATCGCTCAGAAGGTGGCCAGACTTGCCGAGTACCAGCAGGACGCCGAGGACGCCCAGGCACTGATCGCGGCGGCGATGGAGGGTACGGTACCGCGACCTGTCGACCCGCTGGAACCCGACTCGCCCGACGACGACAGCGGGGACACCGGGTCGAACCTGGTTCCACTGATCAAGGTCAAGCAGGCCGCGCTGAAGTCGGCCGCCGAGGAACTGGGGCAGTTGCCCAACCGCGTCAGGATGGACATCGGCGGAAAGATCGCCACCTACCGAATCGAGGGGGCCGACCTTGACCGGATCTGACCAATGACCTTCCGCGTGGACGATGACCACTTGGTGCATGACGCCTTGGGGATCATTGAGCAGCGCCAGGGGGCGGCCAACTCCGGAGTGATCGAGCACGTGTACCGTCCCCGTGGCTCGGCCGTGGAAGTCTTGGAGTGCCAGGACGACGAGATCTTGATGGCGGGGCCGGCCGGCACCGGCAAGTCCCGGGCGTGCCTGGAAAAGCTGGCTTTCGCTGCGCTGAAGTATCCTGGAATGAAGGGTCTCATCGTCCGGAAGGTTGCGGCATCGCTCGGGGCGAGCGCGCTCAAGACCTGGCGCGAGGATGTGATCTCGGAATTGCTGGAGAATGGTACGGTCTATTACTACGGAGGCTCGCAGGAGGAACCGCCTCAATATCGTTTCAATAATGGATCAACAGTGGTCATCGGTGGTCTGGACAAGCCATCCAAGATCATGTCAACGGAATACGACATGATCTTTTTTCAGGAGGCGACCGAAGGAACGATCACTGACTGGGAGCACCTGACGACTCGATTGCGCAACGGAGTCCTGCCGTACCAGCAGTTGATCGCGGACTGCAACCCGGACATCCCGACGCACTGGCTCAAGATCAGGTGCGATGAGGGTACTACGCACATGATCAACTGCCGCCACGAGGACAACCCCAGGCTGTTCGATCTCAACCCGGACGGGACCTTCACGGTCACGGCCTACGGCGCCACCTACATGCGCAAGCTGGACGCGCTCACCGGTGTCCGGCTCCTGCGCCTGCGCTATGGCCAATGGGTCGCGGCCGAGGGAATGATCTTCGACGCCTTCCGATCCGACCTGCACGTGATCGACGAGATGCCCAAGGGTTGGGAGAGCTGGCCGCGGTACTGGTCGATCGACTTCGGCTTCACCAATCCGTTCGTGTGCCAGATGTGGGCCGAAGACCCCGACAGCCGGCTGTACCTGTACCGGGAGATCTACTACACCAAGCGCACCGTGGACCGGCACGCCACGACCATCCTCAACGCCGTGGCACCGGAGGACGAGGACGGCGTCAGGAAGTGGATCGAGCCGAAGCCCAGGACGATCATCTGCGACCACGACGCCGAGAGCCGGGCCCGTTTCAGCCAACTGATCGGGATCGGCACGTCCCCCGCGGACAAGCGGGTCAAGATCGGACTGGAGACCACCCAGAACAGGTTCGAGACGGCCGGCGACGGCAAGCCGCGGATCTTCTTCCTCCGCTCGGCCTTGGTCGAGGAGGACCCGGACCTGGTCGACGCGCGCAAGCCGACCAGGACAGTCGAGGAGATCCCCGGCTACGTCTGGACCCCCGGGGTGGACGGCAAGCCACTCAAGGAGGAACCGGTCAAGGTCAACGACCATGGATGCGACGGCATGCGGTACGAATGCATGGACCGCGACCCAGGATCACGTCCCAGGATCAGGAGCTTCAGGCTATGACCGACTCAACCACCACCCCGCCACGCGTGCCCGGGGCCGACGAGTCCCTGTACGGGAAGGCGGTGGACGTCCCCTACCTGGTGAGGATCGCCAACTTGCGGCGGGCCCCGGTCGCCTTCGTCATGGCCCGGCGCCACCGGATCGCCCGAGCCGCTGGGGCGAGCCTGCGGGCGGCCACCGTCTGGGCCCTCGAAGCCCTCGCGGCAGCCGCACTCCTGCGAGGCCTGTGGTTGATCTGGGTACCCTTGGCATGGATCGCGGCAGCGGCCCTGCTGGCCGCACTGGCGATGATCTTGGACGGCGACAAGGGGTGAGCGCATGCCTATGTGGGGCAAGAGGCGCGAGAGCGGGCTCTGGTTCGCCCCCGCGGCACGCGTAAGGATCATGTTTCGTAGTCATGACTCACTCTACGTATCCGCGTGGCGTGTCCGATTCAGGATCATGAAGCCGGGTAGGTGAGATCATGTCGAGGTCCCTGGTTCGCCGGCTGGTCCGGACCGTGCTGGCCGACAAGGCCCCGGTGCCTTTCAGTTCGAGCCGATTGGCTTCTATCGCACTCCCCTTCATCCGCCATAACGATCTTGAGTATCAGCTCCAGTCGATGGGGCAGGTCGGGATCATCTTCTCTATCGTCAACTCCTTGGCGACGGCAACCAGCCAGGTCAACTGGCACCTGTACCGCAAGGCCAGGTCGGGCAAGCCCGAGGACCGGGTGGAGGTCACGGTCCACCCCGCCCTGTCGGTGCTCAACAACCCCAACGCCTTTTTCACCCGTCAGGAACTGGTCGAGGCTGGCCAGCAGCACCAGGAGCTGACCGGAGAGACCTGGTTGGTTATCGGACGCAATCCCAAGGTGCCTGATCTACCGCTGGAGCTATGGCCCGTCCGGCCCGACCGGATACGTCCGGTGCCGGACGCCGACAACTTCATCGTGGGCTACGTCTACACTTCACCGGACGGCGTCGAGATTCCCCTGAAGTCCCGCGATGTGATCTTCATCCGGCGACCCAATCCGCTGGACCCCTACCGCGGCATCAGCCCGATCGGATCTACGCTCGCGCACATTGACGGCGAGAGGTACAGCGCCGAGTGGAACAGAAACTTTTTTCTCAACGGAGCCCAGCCCGGCGGGATCATCGAAGTCGGGGACAAGCGGCTCTCGGAATCCGAGTTCGAAGAACTGATCCTGCGCTGGCGGGAGATGCACCAGGGCGTGAACAACGCCCACCGGGTGGGCTTCCTGGAGAACGGCGCCAAGTGGGTCGACGTCAAGCTGTCCCAGAAGGACATGGACTTCACGGGGCTCTCCCAGCTCTCCGGCGAAAAGATCCGCGAGAGCTTCGGCTACCCCAAGCCCATGCTGGGCTCGGTTGAGGATGTCAACCGGGCCAATGCCGAGGCCGGAGAGTATGTTTTCGCCAAGTGGCTCCTGGTCCACCGGCTCGACCGATGGAAGGGTGCCTTTAACCACGACTTCCTGCCCCTGTTCGGTTCGGTCGGGGAGGACTTGGAGTTCGACTACGACTCACCCGTTCCGGCGGACCGGACCGCGGACAACTCCGAACGCGACAGCAAGGTCAACGCAGCCAAGATCATGATTGATCTCGGCTTCGACCCCAAGGACGTTCTGATCTGGCTTGACATCCCCGACATGTCCCTGATCGCCGAGCAAGGAAACAAGCAGCAACGCGACCTAGTCGAGGCCGTCCAGAAGGTATACCTGGGCGTCAACACGGTGGTCACCGCCGATGAGGCCAGGACGATCCTCAACACGTACGGAGCGAACCTGCCCGTACCTGGACCGTTCTCCCCACAGCCCCCCGCGCCGGGCGGTAGTCCTCCACCTACCCCCGGCGCGGGGCAAAACGCCCAGCTCATGGAGATCATCCGGATGATGGTCGCGGCCCGAGAGCAGCACGACGGCCACGGCGGTCACCGGCACGCCGATGGCGACCACGACGACGGGGAGCCCTGGCGAGCACGCAACGCCACCGACGCCGAGCCGGTCCAGCCACCAGACCCGCCGGACGGCGTTCGGCCGAAGCTGCCCAAGAGCGCCGGGCCAGACCTAGACCCGGTCCAGGAGTCCTGGCTGCAAGCCTTGGACGATCTAGTGGCTGGCTGGACGAATCTGACCGAGACCTGGCGGACGTCGATCTTGGACCAGATTGCTGCGAAGATCGCGGCCGGTGACATCGCCGGTCTGGCGAACATCCGACTGCCTTTCGCCGAGGCGGCCGCTCTGATCGAACAGGCAATGCTCGACCTGGCTAACGACGCTGCTGACCAGGTGGTGACCGAGGCCAGGTCCCAAGATGTCGAGATCACCCCGGCAGCACCCGACCGGCCACGGCTCGCGGCCGTGTCCCAGCTTCTGGCCAACGTGATCCAGGGCAACTTGATCAATGCCGCGCTGGGTGAAGTGCTGCGGATCTTCCGCCCCAGCAAGAGTCCGGATGATGTGCGTGAGGCCGTCCGCATCCACCTGGAGTCCCTGACGGACGCCTATCCCCGGCTCATGCTCGGGGCGGCTCTATCCGGTGCCCAGCACAACGGGAGGGTGTTGACCTTCGCCAACGGGCCCGAGGCCGCCCTGTACGCGGACGAGATCCTGGACAAGAACACGTGCGGCCCCTGCCGAGCGGTCAACCGCAAGTGGCTCGGGAACGCCACGGACGCAATGGTCCTGGACACCTACCCCTTCGGCGGCTACGTCTCGTGCAAGGGGCGCCAGCGGTGCCGGGGGCAGGTCGTCGCGGTCTGGCGTGGCGGGAGTGACTGGACCAAGTGGGTTGAGATGCCGGAACAGAGGACCGCGGCTTCATAGTCACCTGCGGTACCATCCCAGGCAACGCCTGTGGAGGGGCGGACAACCTGCAAGATCGGTTCGAGCCCCCTTCCGAGGTGACCCGTGGGACAGCGCAGGATTACGGACGTCGCGTCCGCCGTGCACCACACCGACACCACCGGGGGTACCTGGGACGGTCCGGCTGCGGTCGCGAGCATGCCGAACGACAAGACGGTGCTGACCTACTGCCACGCCTGGCACGAGTCCGGGGCCGGCGACATCAAGGGGCAGTACAAGTTCCCCCACCACAAGACCGACGGGGGAGCCGCCTTCACCGCCGGATGCTCGGCCGGACTCGGCCGGCTCAATCAGGCTGACATCCCCGAGTCGGACAAGGCCGGTGTGCGTGCCCACCTCCAGGCCCACCTCGACGACGCCGCGGGCGACAGCGCTGATGACCACACCCACCCGCACCCGCACGTGCGTGGTTCGAACGCGTCCGTGGGCCAGCTCATGGCCAGGATGTCCCCGAGCCTTCCCGAGGTGGTCCGGCGCGCTCGCGCCATGGCGGCCGAGGCGGGAGAGCTTCCCCCGCCTCGTGAGACCCCGTTCTGGACGATCCGGAATGCGGCCGGTCCCGATACCACCGAAATGATGATCTACGGTGACATCGGTTTCGATTGGTTCGGCGACGGCATCACGGCGGGCGATTTCGCCAAGGACCTGGCAATGATCAGGACCCCGAAGCTCACGCTGCGAGTCAACTCCGGCGGCGGCGACGTGTTCGACGGAATCGCCATTGCCAACCTCTTGAGGGCCTGGGACGGCACCGTCACCGGCATCGTGGACGGCCTGTGCGCGTCAATTGCCACCGTGATTCTCATGGCGTGCAACGAGATCGAGATGGGCCGCAACACCCAGGCGATGATCCATGACGCCTCGGGCTTCTGCTTCGGCAATCCGGCCGACATGACCGAGATGGCTGACCTGCTCACCATGATCTCGGACAACATCGCAGGCGTGTACGCCGACCGGGCCGGCGGTTCTGTCCGGTCCTGGCGTGAGCGCATGACCGCCGAGACCTGGTACACCGCGGATACCTTCGTCGCGGCAGGGCTGGCGGACCGCGTGACGCCGCTGGCGAACGAGGACGCCGCCATGGTGCCGTGCCCGGACTGCGGCGGCACCGGCAAGGTCGGCAAGAAGACCTGCGCCGGCTGCGGTGGCACCGGCCAGGTCCAGGCCGAGGACGCCGAGGATGCGGCCAAGACCAAGTGCTCGACGTGCGACGGCTCCGGCACGATCCGTCGG